GCGGCTACAAAAAAACTAGCCATATTCGATGCCTTTGAAATACTTAATCGCATTGAAGAAGAAGAAAACTTATTAAACGAAAAACCTAAAGAAGTTAAAGAAGAAAGAACTTTTAAAGGTTTTGCTGAAGGTAGATCTAAGAAATAATGTACGAACAAACGTTATATAAAATATTAAAAGATCATATAAAGCCTAAAGTTTTAAAACGTATGAACCGCTACAAGAAATGGGAGTATGGTTATAACAAAGAACACGATATTGTTGTAATAAGTAAAGATGGAACGATAGGTGATATATACGAAATACAAAACTTAAAAATAGCTTTACCTAAGGTTAAAGAAATACATAAGTTTCAAACGGATAAATGGGAATATACAGAATATCCTAAAGTATTAAAAAAAATAAAGTCTGTGTTTGATTGGGAAGAATATCCTTTAGACTTTAAAGAAAAATGGTATGATTACATCGATAATGAATTTACTAGAAGAGAAAAAGGCTTTTGGTTTTATAACAAAGGCATTTCTACTTATATCACTGGCACTCATTATATGTACTTGCAGTGGAGTAAAATTGATGTCGGTCAACCAGACTTTCGCGAAGCAAACAGGTTATTTTACATCTTTTGGGAGGCTTGTAAGGCCGATGCCCGTTGTTATGGATTGTGCTACCTTAAGAATAGACGATCTGGATTTTCATTTATGGCATCAGGCGAGGTGGTTAACCTGGCAACCATATCCTCTGACTCTAGATATGGAATACTATCGAAGAGTGGACCAGATGCGAAGAAGATGTTCACGGATAAGGTTGTACCGATATCAGTTAATTACCCCTTCTTTTTCAAGCCGATTCAGGACGGAATGGACCGCCCCAAGACAGAGCTCGCGTACAGAGTACCCGCAACGAAATACACCCGTAAGAAGCTCGAGACAAATGAGACCCTCAGAGAGCTCGATGGACTTGACACCACGATCGACTGGAAAAACACAGGCGACAACTCGTATGACGGTGAGAAACTCAAACTACTTGTCCACGACGAGAGCGGTAAATGGGAGCGTCCGACGAACATCCTCAACAACTGGAGGGTTACGAAAACCTGCTTACGATTAGGTAGTAGAATTATAGGTAAATGTATGATGGGTTCAACAAGTAATGCATTAGACAAAGGTGGTGATAATTTTAAAAAATTATACAATGATTCAGACGTCACACAACGAAACGCAAATGGACAAACTCGCTCTGGATTATATAGCTTGTTTATACCTATGGAATGGAATTACGAAGGATACATTGATTCTTATGGAATACCTGTCTTCGATACGCCAACTAAACCACAGCAAGGACCGCAGGGCGAAATAATAGATTTAGGCGTAATAGAATATTGGAACAACGAAGTAGATGGTCTTAAAAAAGATCAAGATGCTTTAAATGAATTTTATAGACAGTTTCCAAGAACTACTAAGCATGCTTTTAGAGATGAATCAAAAGAATCTTTATTTAACTTAACTAAAATTTATGAGCAAATAGATTTTAATGAAGACATGCGTAATTCTATTAATATAACACAAGGTGGTTTTCAATGGCAAAACGCAGAGCAAGATACAAATGTTATTTTTGTTCCAAATAAAAACGGTAGATTTAAAGTAAGTTGGGTACCACCGTCTCATTTGCAAAACAAACGTTATAAGAAAAACGGTACTAATTATCCAGGTAATGATTTTATGGGTGCATTCGGATGTGATCCATATGACATATCAGGTACAGTAGATAAAAGAGGTTCTAAAGGATCTTTACACGGTCTTACAAAATTTTCGATGGAAGACGTGCCACCTAACCACTTTTTTTTAGAGTATATAGCAAGACCGCAAACTGCTGAAACGTTTTTTGAAGACGTGCTAATGGCTTGTGTTTTTTATGGCATGCCAATACTAGCAGAAAATAATAAACCAAGATTATTATATTATTTTAAAAAAAGAGGTTATAGAGGCTTTTCAATGAACAGGCCTGATAGAAGATATAATAAACTTTCTATAACAGAAAGAGAGTTGGGTGGAATACCAAACTCAAGTGAAGATATAAAGCAAGCGCATGCTTCTGCTATTGAAACCTATATAGAAACATTTATAGGACTAAAAGAATCAGGTTATGGTGATATGTATTTTCAAAGAACACTAGAAGATTGGGCTAAATTCAATATAAACAATAGAACAAGACACGATGCTTCTATTAGTTCTGGTTTAGCTTTAATGGCTTGCAATAAGCATAGATATTCTCCAGTAAACAAAATTAAATTAGAACCTGTAGATCTTGGAATAAAAAGATATGATAACAGGGGTAATTCATCAAAAATAATAAGTTAAATGAATATATATACTAACTCAAATAGCGCTTTTCCAAGTCAAGTAGTAAGCGATGCTGAAAAAGCAAGTTTGGAATACGGCAGCCAAGTTGCTATGGCTATTGAATATGAGTGGTTTAAATCAGGTAGAACTAACGGTAATAGATACTTAACTAACTGGAATAACTTTAACACACTAAGACTATACGCTCGCGGAGAGCAGCCTATACAAAAATATAAAGATGAATTATCTATTAATGGTGATTTGTCTTATCTTAATTTAGACTGGAAGCCAGTTCCTATATTGTCTAAGTTTGTAGATATAGTAGTTAATGGTATATCACAAAGAGCTTATGAAATAAAAGCATATGCACAAGATCCTAGTTCTGTTGAAAAAAGAACTTCTTACGCTTCTAAAATATATGAAGATATGCTTGCTAAAGATTATATAGAAAACATAAAGCAAGTTCTTGGTATTGATTTATATCAAACACCGAATACTGATTTAATACCAGAAACTCAAGAAGAGCTCGAACTTCATATGCAGCTTAGTTATAAGCAGTCAGTGGAAATAGCAGAAGAAGAAGCTATAACAACTGTGTTTGCTCAAAACAAATATGATCTTGTTAGAAGAAGATTAAACATGGATCTAACCGTATGCGGTATTGCTGCTAGCAAAACAAGTTTTAATACAGCTAATGGTATTACTGTTGACTATGTAGATCCAGCATATATGGTCTATTCATATACAGAAGATCCTAATTTTCAAGATATATACTACGTAGGTGAAGTTAAATCTATAACAATACCAGAGCTTAAAAAAGAATTTCCAAACATATCTAATGAAGAGCTTGAGCGTATACAAAAAATGCCAGGCAATAGACAATACGTAACAGGTTTTAGCGGATACGACGAAAACACCGTACAGGTTTTGTATTTTGATTACAAAACATATCATAACCAGGTATTTAAAATAAAACAAACAGATCAAGGATTATTAAAAGCTATTGAAAAGCCAGATACATTTAATCCACCTGAAAGTGACATGTTTGAAAGAGTTTCAAGGTCTATAGAAGTTTTATATACTGGAGCTAAAGTACTAGGTACAGATACAATGCTTAAGTGGGAAATGGCAGAAAACATGTCAAGACCTTACGCTGATACTACTAAAGTAGAAATGAATTATGCTATATGTGCACCAAGAATGTACAAAGGAAGAATTGATTCTTTAGTTAGTAAATGTATTGGCTTTGCTGATATGATACAATTAACCCATTTAAAGCTTCAACAAGTTTTATCCAGAATAGTACCTGATGGTGTTTATTTAGACATGGACGGCTTAGCAGAAGTAGACTTAGGTAATGGAACAAACTATAACCCAGCTGAGGCTTTAAACATGTATTTTCAAACAGGTTCTATAGTTGGTAGATCTCTTACTCAAGACGGTGAGGTAAATAGAGGAAAAGTGCCAATACAAGAATTACAAAGCAGCAATGGCGGCGCTAAAATATCTAGTTTAATTAATACTTATCAGTATTACCTACAAATGATACGTGATGTAACAGGTTTGAATGAAGCTAGAGATGGTAGTTTACCAGATAGAAACACTCTTATAGGACTGCAGAAGTTAGCAGCTAGCGCTTCTAACACAGCTACTAAACACATTAATCAGTCTAGTCTTTATATAACTCTTAAAATAGCAGAAAATATTTCACTAAAAATAGCAGATGCTTTAGAATTTCCTTTAACAGCTGAATCTCTTAAAAATTCAATATCTTCGTTTAATGCAAAGACTTTAGAGCAAATAAGCGCTCTAAACTTGCATGACTTTGGTATATTTTTAGAATTAGAACCAGACGAAGAAGAACAAGCTAAGCTTGAACAAAATATACAAGTTGCTCTGCAAAATAGTGGTATTGATCTAGACGACGCTATTGATGTAAGACAAATAAAAAATCTTAAACTTGCTAATCAAATGCTTAAAATTAAACGTAAGCGTAAGCAAAAGCAAGACATGGAGATTCAACAGTCTAACATACAGGCTCAAGCAGCTGCTCAAGCTGAAACAGCTGAGAAAACAGCTATGGCTGAAGTACAAAAACAAGAAGCTATAAGCGGGTCTAAAGTTCAATACGAACAAGCTAGAACTGAAATGGAAATTAAAAAAATGGAAATACAATCTCAGCTTGATCAACAAAAAATGCAAATGCAACATCAGTTTGATATGCAGTTAAAACAAGCTGAAATACAGAATCAACAACAAAAAGAACAAGAAAAAGAAAATAGAAAAGATAAGCGTATACAGATGGAAGGTACGCAGCAAAGTGAAATGATAAGCCAAAGAAATAATGATGGTTTACCAATTAACTTTGAAAACCAGTCAGAAGCTGGTATGAACGCATTTATGTAAATGTTTATTTAATTATTTAATTATATTATATTATGTCAGAAGTAAAAACAAATGAACCTGTTAAACAAGAAGGTGATTTTAAATTAAAAAAGAAAACAACACCAAAAAAATTTAACGAAACAAAAGATAACATTACAAAAGTAAATGTTAATCCAAAAGAACCTTTAGTAGAGCTAGAAAGCAACATAACTAAAGTAGAAATAAAAAAAGAAGACGATGCCATTCAAATCGGAGAAACAGAGAAGGTATCTGTGGAAGAACCATCCAAAGATAGCGCAAAGGTGGGAGAACCTGTACAAGAGTCCAACAAGGATGTTGAAGGGTTTTCTCCGATCCAAGAAGTAACAGAAGCTGAAGTTAAAGAAGTTGAAGCTGAAGTTAAAGAAGCTATAAGAGATGAAAAAGTATTAGGCAAACCATTGCCAGAAAACATTGAAAAGCTAGTTTCATTTATGGAAGAAACCGGTGGAACAATAGAAGATTATACTCGTTTAAATGCTGATTACAGTAATATAGACGATAAAACTCTTATTAAAGAGTATTACAAAAAAAACAAACCTTATTTAGATTCTGAAGATCTTGATCTTTTATTAGAAGATTTTGAGTATGATGAAGATATAGATGAGGAAAAAGATGTAAGAAAAAAGAAACTTGCATTTAAAGAAGAAGTTGCAAAAGCCAAAAACTTTTTAGAAGAGACCAAGAGTAAATATTACGACGAGATCAAGTTGAGACCGGGCGTTACTCAGGAGCAACAAAAAGCTATGGATTTTTTCAATAGATACAATAAGCAACAAAAACAAGCTGAGCAACAGCATCAAATGTTTAAGGATAATACAAAAAAGCTTTTTAGCAATGATTTCAAAGGTTTTGATATCAGCGTTGGTGAAAAGAAATATAAGTATAATATTCAAAATGTAGATAAAGTTGCAGAAAACCAGTCTAATATAACAAACCTCGTTGGGAAGTTCCTAGACGAATCTGGTAATGTTAAAGATGTTAATGGTTATCACAAAGCTATGTATGCTGCTGAAAATGTAGATAAGATTGCCTCTCATTTTTATGAGCAAGGAAAAGCTGATGCCGTAAAAGAAGTTATAAACAAATCTAAAAACCTTACTGACACTAAAGCTAGGACTAGTCAAGGAGATGTGTTTATTGATGGATTTAAAGTTAAAGCTATTTCAGGTGCTGATTCTACAAAACTTAAAATAAAAACTAGAAAATTTAACTAAAAAAATTAAACAATTATGAGTTTAACTCCTCAATTTGGTAGTTTAATCCCTTCATCAACGCAAGAGATTTTAAACAGTAACTACCTGCAATTTAACGGTGGCGCTGCTGCTGGACCAGGCGCTGGTGGTGATTCGTTCGCACAACAGTATTTACCTGAAATTTATGAACAAGAAGTAGAGCGTTATGGAAACAGAACGTTATCTGGATTCTTAAGAATGGTTGGCGCTGAAATGCCAATGACATCTGATCAAGTAATTTGGTCTGAACAAAATAGATTACATATATCTTATGAAAATGTTTTAACTGGAGCTGCTGGAGCAACGGCTAATCAGCTTACTATTCCAGTTGGAGCAGGCATAACAAATGTAATTTCACTAAATGACACTATTGTTATACTTGATCCTGCTTCTGGAGCTGAAGAAAAAGCTTTAGTAACAGCATCAAATACAGCAACAGGTGTTCTTACTGCAATACCTTACGCACCTGTAGCGCAAACACTAG